CTCCTGATGTTGCACCTGTTAATGCACCACTGCCATTTAATGAAGCAGTACCGTCTGTTAATGATCCACCGCTTACAGTTCCTGATGCTGTAACTGATGTTACGCCTGTTAATGCACCTGAACTCATTGTAGCAGTTCCGTCACTAACTCCTGAACTACCTGTTAATAAAGTAGTAAATGTCTTAGCACCTGCAATTGAAGCCTGTGTTCCTGTTGTTCTTACAACGTTAGTTGAACTAACTGCTGATGCAATTTCTGTATCTACATACGTCTTATTAGTAATATGTGTTCCTGCACTTGGTGTTGTACTAACTATTGCAGTTCCACTTAATGTTGCGTTTAAGGCAAATAAGTTTTCTACTGGTGCAACTGATGTACCAAAGTTTTGAGTACCTGCACCAAAAGTCATGTCTCCGCTTACGTCTACGTTTACAAAATAAGCATCTTGGAATCTGTTACTTGATGTTCCAATATCAACTGCTGAGCCATTTGCAAAAATACCACTACCTGTTGAGCCACCTGGGCCAACGTTTAATGCATCTAAATATGCATAACTAAATCTTGTTCCTGTTAAACCTACTGTATAAGCACCGTCGGTATCTGGAACAACATTTGTATTGTTTCTAAATAAATCTTTACCTGCTATTCTACCTGCCGCTGTGGCTACTGGAGACGGATCAGTTAAATCAACTGCATAAGCAATATTGGCCAATGATGCTGTATCTGATCTTGCATTTGGATTGTTTGTATATTCACTTCTAAGTGTTATACCTGATTTAATTGTTGTGCCAAGTCCACTTGCACCGTTAAGTTCTGCATAATGAGGATCTGATGAATCTACAGCAAATTCGGCATGGTCACTGAACATAGCCATAATAGATGAATTGCCATCACCGTAATCATTATGTCCTGGGTTGTCACTACCGTTACTATAATATTTTACAGCAACAACAGGAACAATTTTAGATCCTGAAGTCTTTAAAAATAGTGTATCTAACTTAGCACCATATATACTTGAACTACCAGTCATAACATTACCAGTATAAATGTCTGTTATTGTACCACCTGGTATGACTGCTGACTTAAATGATGAGTTAGCATAAACTTTTAGTTCATCATCTTTTGTATCAAAGTACATAGTACCTTCTGTGAGGTTTGTACTAATTGCTGTGCTTTTAACTTCTACTGCACTACTTCTTTCCCAATCAGAACCATTATAAATTCTTAGTGTGCTATCAGTCTTATTGAACCAAACTTGCCCGGTAAGTGGCGTTGAAGGAGCAGTAGTATGAGCAAAATTCTCTAAATGCTTGATTGTGTTTTCTGCAATGAATTCGCCGTAATTTGTAGTATTACGTCCTATTAATGTTAGACTTGACGTCGAGTCAATTGCACCGTCTGCCACGGATGCAAATACTGTACCGTCTGTCTTATTTACTGTATATGCCACTTGTTATCTCCTTAACTTAATTGTATTCTTACCGTATATACAATTTCTATAATTCTGTTTTGACTCTTTTGCACTGGGTGGAAAATGACGTGTGTCAACATTGTTGCATCGTCTATATCTGTTGCGTTAGTAAATAATCCTAACTCATCAAAAACGTAATCTCCCTCGTTGTCTGTGCTAGTGTCGAATAATTCTTGCCCACTGGGTTCGTTGTAAGCAAGAGTTGATGTAATTTTTAAATCACTGTAAGATGCACCTTGAATAACTTCTATTTTATTACTGTCATCTTGTGTTGTAAAACTTTTTTGGTATGTTCTATTGTAAAGCGATCCTGACGCATCATACGATTCACTTACTCTAGGATTTTTATATATTACTTTTCCTGAAGTATCAACAGTAGAACCACCACTACCATATGCAATAAAGTTTATGTATTCGTTATCTGCATTCTTTAAAGCAAGAGCAACTACTCTAGCCATGTTACCATAGTGGATAGCATTCCTTTTATTAACAAGTTCCTCACCGGATTCCTTGTCTGTAATTAGGATATGTCCGCTGACGTTTAAACCAGCCTCATCGACTATTCCATCATTGTCTTTTTTCATATCATTCTCTTCTTGCATATTGTAACTATTTATCACTTTTCATTATAAGATGTTTTAAACTTCGCTTATACACCATCCCATGGATCAGCATCAAAGCCTCTTACGTCAAATCCTACTGCGGATGATGAATCACCTTGTAAGAATGCACCAATAGTAACTGTTGTTGACCTATTTGTAATATCAGTAAGTCCTTGCGTGGTGCCGTCTTCTTTTAACCATACCTGGCTTCTTGGATCTCTATCTCCAAATCCTGCTGTTCCTGGATCGTCAAACACCTCTGTTTTTGCTCCTGAAACAACTGCAACACCCTGTATATGTGTTTGTATGGTTGTTCCTCTTGTTCCTCTTGTTAAAGACTTAATAGTATTGCCTACAATTAACCTGTATTCAACTCTTTCTGTGCCATCTACCCATGCAACTCCTACTTTACCTGGAGCAGGTTTAGGAAGTTTACTTGCATCTGCAACATGTATTTCATCATCAAATATATTAAACTTCTCAGTGGTTGTTGTTGCTTTGGAACCGTCTCTTAATACTCTTAAATATTCTTCTCCACCGAACATATCATGATGCACAATGTATTCAACTTCTGTAGAGTTTGGTCCTTTTTGGAACGTAACATTTGCCGCTGTTGTTAAATTAGTTGCTGTTAGTCCTGGTATAGTAATTGTAAATGATGTTGAAGAAGCATTTGCAACTGTAAAGTTACCAACTATTTTTGTATCGCTACCGCTGTTTGTGATAGCAACTGTTTCACCGTTATTTAATAAGTTTATACCAACTTCATTGTTGATTGTTAATGTTGTTGTATTGCTTCTAGTAAAGTTTGCTGTAGTATACGGGCCAACTGTAATAGCACTAACAATTTGATTGTTGGCATCATAGGCATATGGAGATGTAGTAATATCAAATACTAAGTTTTCTAATGGTGATAACAATACCAATTCTTCTGGTCTTTCTTCACCATATAGCACTCTCTGGAATGTTACACCATCAAATCCTTCTACAGTTTCATTATTTTTTCTATAAGTTACATTACCTGTAAATGTTCCTATATAATTGTTTACTTCGATGCTACTATCAAAAGCACCACCTATATTATTAATATCGTCGAAGCCTGCTGAATCCCAACCAAATGCTGTTTCATACATGTCCTTACCAAAACTACTACCTGAAGTTTTTGTAAATACGTTTGCATCTAATTCTGTGCCTCTGAATCCGCCGCCTACTTTTGTTTTTACTAGTCCTAATGTTTTAACTAATGCTCCACTATTAACTGCCGCAAACATATTTGTAGCATCTTGTGTGTAACTTACATTTGAACTTGCACCTGCACCAAAATAAGTATTAATATCTTTTACAAATTGTGTTCTAACTTCTTGATCATACTTAAATATTCTTGCTGATGATGTAAAGTTTGCAGTTGATTGAACCGTTGCATTTGATGTTATGTTGAGTAATACAATATTATCTGCTATTAGTTTACTGTAACTATGCAATGCTATATTACTATTAGTACCTAGCAATCTCCAATCAACTCTATCAAATACTAATTTAACTTTTCCTGATCTAACAATAGTATTAGACAATGCATAATTATTATACCAATTCATATAATCAGTATCTGTAGACATTATTGTTTGGTCATTAGCATTACCTGGATCAAGTATTCTAACTTTACCTACAACTGGATCTGGATAAGGAGGTTTATCAAAGTCATTAATCATTTGACCAGTAATATATTCTATTGGTGTTTTCTTACCGTCTTTGTATTCTCTAATTTTTGCAGTATAGCCTTTTGCTTCTTCCATGTAGTCTAATACAGGACTAAAGTTATCCGGACTAAAGTCTATTCTTGTGTTTAAATCTTCTTCTTCCTTTTCAACATACAAGTAACTTGTTTTGAATGCCCAATCTAATTGTTTTTGTTCACCATAAGCATACTTTAACATATCAAAGAAGAACGTATTCCAATACTCTGTTCCTGCAAATATTGTATCTCTTAATAATACAAGGAATGCTCTTAGTTCTACTTGTAATGTTTCATTATTAGTATCTGTATAAATTTCTTTTTTAATTCTTACAGTTTCATTTTCTATTGCAATTTTTGTAAATTTAACATTTTTAGCATTCCATTTCCAAAGTTGGAATCTATCTGTTGCTGAACCTCTTACCATTACAACTGCACCGTCTGGTAATCCGCTTTGTTTTAATGACTCTAGTTCTTTCTCACTTTGAACATTCATTATTGCTTTTTCTTGTGAGGTGTATCTAATTTTCTTATTATTAGAATTGTCTATTCGATCAACTGCATACCAATTAGTATCTATAACATAAGTTCTAGTTGGCATAGAAGTTGCCCAGTTAGGACTTAAAGATTTAATTTTTTCATTTGCAAGTATTTCATTTAATACTTCTCTCATTACCCTTCTTGCTTCTGCAGGATATTTAAATAATGTTTGTCTTGGTCTAAATTTAGTACCGTATTTTTCTGCTTCACTTAGTTTGCTATTAGGAACTTCTTCGCTTAATGCATTAACTTCGCATAAACTATCAATAAGTTTGTTACTAATGTCGCCTGGTACTGTGCTGTTATTATCGCCTTCGCGTAATAGTTTCCAAGAGTTGTGTTTTAATCCTAAAGGATTAAGATTTCTACTAATATTAATTTGTAGTATGTCATCTTCTTCTCTTAAAGAACTTCCTAAGTTACCTGCAACAACTGATGTGTTACTTACAAATGATAAAGTATGTAGACCTTGTCCTATAGGATCTGACAAGTATCTAGCAAGTTCTACTGTTGTAAACTTCCTATTATTTTGTATTCCTGCATACCCTGTAATTTCTTCTTTGTTTTGTATCCAGTAATAGTAATAAGTTTTAAAATCACCTGAGTATGAATCGTATTTTACATCTGTAATGTAATGTGATCCGTTTCTAGGAGTTCCTGTTCCTGTATACTCTATTGGTAATTGCTGTGACTCACACCATTCGTAAAGTGTAATACCACTGCCCGGCATTGCTTTACCCCAATCTAGCCATCGTTGTCTGTTTGACCCTTGCTCGTACCACTTGTATCTAACTGTTGATGTATCCCACCAAACTTGTCCTACATTGTCTTTACCAAAACTTGACCTTGCAATATTGTATGCAACTGGATCATTTTCGCCTACGTATTCTATTTCTGCTTCTATAAATGCTGGAATAACTCCTTTGAAAGGATCCCATAAATGATAATCCATTTCTTTTGTACCTGTATCATCATCATACAGTAATGCATTCTTAACAAATTTAGAATCTACTAAGTTTGTTTGTGCATTGATTAATGTTCCGTTTTCATAGTATGACCATTTGCCACCAACATCATCAATCCAAACATTTGCAAAATCATTTTTACTTGTTGTGCTAATGCCAGCAAATTCTACTGCCGCATTTGCAATATCTGTTTCTTTATTATATCTTAAACTTTCTAATACAGCAACTCTTGAACTTTGGCTTATGCCTCTATTAAGTCTTACTGGTCCGCCATTTTGTGCAGAACGTAATTCGTATTGGTACAAGTCATCTGTAAATGTAACTGTTGCATTACCAAACATACTGTTAAAGTCTGCTGTAAGTGTATCAACACAAACAATTGATATTTCTTCGTCTATCTCACCTGTCTGCAATTTATATCCTTCTGCATCTACATAGTCTGAACCAGTACCTTTTACAGGATTACTTTCAGTGATTGATGTCTCATCAGTCATATACATACATAATAAATCATTATTGTATTCTCCTGCTGGTAGACCTAAGTTCTGTAGCATACCTGGAGTTACTTCGTCTAATTCTATACCATCGTATATTGGTGATTCTATTCCTATAAATCCTATTCCGCCGTTACCATCACCGCCACCATAGCCGCCTCCGCCACTACCTGGACTGTATGTAATTGAAAGATCTTTAGGATCGTAGCCTGAGCCTATTAAACCTTGGTTCATATCGTTTGCTAAACTGAATGGAATATCCGTATCAGTAATCATATCAGGCAAACCTAATGAACGTTTTGCGTCTCCTCTTTCAGAACAGTCAGGTATCTCTCTTGATGTTAAGAATACTCTTGCTCCTGTTCCGCCACCAAATTCTCCTCTTATAGGATCGTACCCACCTGGGGAGTCTAGTTTTGCATTCTTTCTTAATGGATCATATTGCCCTAAACCTGAGCCTGTACCTGTGCCGTCGTCTTCATCACCAAAGTTTATATTATCGTATTCTAATGGAATACCGTTTGTTAAATCACTTGGGAATATTTTATATACTCCTCTATCAATAACTCTTACACTTATAATTTCACCTACTGGTCTACCTTCGTTTAAATGTAATAATGAGTTACTTGCTACAACACTAATAACTTCAAACTTAGCAACTCTTTCTGGGAAGCCTTTTCCTGAACCTATTTTTGCTGTGCATGTAGCCGGTGTTGCTGTTGAAGTAGGATCTAAATCTATAACTCTAACTTTAGGTGGGTTTTCCATAGAATAACCGCTACCTCTATTTGACAAGTTGACTGAAGTTATTTGTCCGTCTTGGTTAAGATTGACTCCGCTAACTGTTGCACCTGAACCTGGAGTTGTGCCATCTCCTATATAAATTTTAACATTTGCCGCGGAACTGTAGCCTAAACCTTGTATACCTATACAAACTTCTGTAATGCCACCATGTGGACTAGGTACTGGTGTTCCGCCTACTGCTCTTAATCTGTCGCCTACTGCATACCCGTCTCCGCCTGATGTCTGTTGCTTACTAACATTAAAGAATGTTGCACCTGTAGTTGATGTACTTGATTGTGTAAAGGAAGCATTTGAACCGTCTTCTAAATATCTTGTATAATTTGCAGTAACACTACTAACACTTGAACCTGTTGGTATTCCGTTAGCATTATATGTAGTTGCTGAAACTCCGCCTGTTGGTGGAACAATAATTGCATCATTAGTTCTTGTTTCACCTGATGCAAAACTTCTAACAATATGGAAATCTAATACTTCTTTGTATGCTCCGCCTCTACATCCATCTCTAAATGTTAGTGGTGCATTAGTACAACTTGTAATTCTAACTGCTGGTTGTTTATCTTTTGCACTCTTAGATGCTTTATATCCATTTCCTGCTTGACATAATATAGCATTCATTGTTGCGTCTACACCGCCACCTGGTATAGTAATTCTTGTTCCGTTAATAATTAATTCATCACCTGGAGTAAGATTACCTAGGTCGCTTGTAGGTAAACAACATTGTGGTGTAGGATATGACAATGGCATATAAATTGGTTTCGATGCTCTTAACTGTCCACCTATTCTTTTCTTAGGAATAAGTTTTAATACTGGATTATTATTAAAGTCAGCATCGTCTGAATTAAATGCTCTACCGTCTACTTCTACTGGTGGTGCCATTTGGTCTACACCATCTGCAAAACCTGTTCCTGGAATATAACCTGGTAGTCCTGGGTACTGAACTAAACTAACAACATTGCCTGAACCTATGCCAGACATACTATCTAACTTATTAATATCAAATTTGCTTGTAAATCTTTGTGTACTAGGATTCCACAGCAAGTCTAAGTTGCCCTGCATACTAGAATAAAAGTCATAACTTCTACCTCTAATAGGTCTTGGTGCTATTTCTATTGGTGCTGGTACCGGAGCACTTAGAGGAATAATTATTCCACCTGATATTCTTTGGAAACTTGTATTAACATACTTGTCTGCACCTAATGGTGTATTGTCTGGAGTCGAAGGTTGCCATGTTTGTTTAACTTTCTTTCTGTAAACACTTGGCAAGTAATTAAAGCCACTTCCTGAAGGATTACCAAATCCTCCAAAGTTATGCTGGAATGCATACTTGTTCCAAATGTGTGACTTAGATATACCGCCGCCATGTGTTACTTTGGTTACTGGTGCACCTGCTGGTTGAACAAATGGACTTTGATAACCTTTACCACCTGGAGTACCAGGATTACCTGAACCGTAATTTGTTTGTCCGTTGTTTGCTGGTAAGTTTGCACCACCTGGTGTTACACCGCTTGTTGATGCTAAACCTGTATCAGTATCACTTGGATACTCTATATAATATCTATAAACACTACTATTCTTATCAACATTTAATCTAACAAATTCTCCCATTGTAGGATCAAAGTCAAATTCTAATACTCCACAATGCTTAACTCTACCTGAACTGCCATTTGTGAAATCTGTTAAACTGCCTACTGCGCCTGACCTTCTAGTTTGTCCATACGGGTTACCTGCCGGTCCTGCCTGATAAGAACTTGCATGGCCACTGGAACCTGTTCCGCCTGCTCTTGAGCCATACGCATTATATCCACCTCTGCCAGGCGACGTTGTCCCAACTGCTGAACTAATTGCAGGTGCTAGTAATTCTTGCTTCTCTACGTTTGTTGCTTTTCTTATTGATGTAAACGAAGCAGTAGTTGATAACAATCTACCACCTGTAGTTGTTTTTGTTGTTGTTTGATAAAAGTCAAATTTATCTGCCGCACTATACATATCAAATACAACTTTAACTCTGCCTTTACATTTAAATCTGTAATGCCATGTATCGTTTACTTTCCATGTTGATGTGGACTGCTGATTCTTTTCTCTCTGTATAAACGAACATGGTATTGGATTTGAAACTATTACGTTTGCATTACCTGGTACTGTAACATTAGCATTACCTCCACCGCCACCGGGTGGAACTGATACATTTGAATTTGATGTTGGCGGAACTGGATCTACATAAACTGGAGGTAGGTCTGTTCCACAAGGTGTTTTAGCAGTATGTGTAACTAAAGCAGAAGGATTAATAACCACTGCACCTGTATTAGTACCTGGTCCTTGTGCTACTGTTGATGTTGCTGGTGGAGGTGTAGTGCCTGTGCTTCCTGCAGGACCACTTCCTGTTGGTGTTAGCAAATTAGGTATCTTAACAAAAGTGTTAATGTTTGGACCTTGTGTTGCTGTAGCACCCATATTAATTAAGAAGTTTTCAGGTATAAAATGTTTTTGTCCGTTAAGATCTACTTCTCTTGCACCGCCTACCATGCCGCCAAATGTTGCTCCTGAGAACGTATTTTTAATTCCGTTTAAGAAGTAACCAGGGTGTATTGCAACTTTACTACCTTTGGAAATACCTGTTTTCCAAGTGCTTGTTTGATTGTCTACCTTACGAGCACTATTATTATTTGTTGCATTTACTTGTTTTACAAATTGTGCTCTTGTTCTTACCCAATTTTGTTTGAGTCTATTTTTTCTAAAGTTTTGCTGTTTACCAAAATAGTTTCCTATGCCGGCAATATATGCTTTACCATATTGACCAAAGTCTACTAGTGCATTTGAACCTTTAAGAGCATCTGCATAGTTTACAATATTAAGTTCATTAGAACCAATATATGCTTTAGGGTTAGTAATAATGTTTGGAATAACTGCTGATGGTATTCCACCAATCGCTGGTATAGTTATCGCAGGACTAAACTTATTAGGCGTTGTATTTTTCCAACCAGTTGTTAATGCTGTTCCAAGATTGTAATTAATTTTTCCTATAACTGGTGGCATTACATGACTGTGAATCTTACCAATTGGTTTATTAAGAGGCTTGAGGCCATGACCTATACCTGGACGTGTTGGATTGATCATTAAGTTATGTTGTATATTTGTTAAGTACGGTAACTTACCAATAACTTGTTTTGGATTTATGTTGAGTCCTGGTATTGCTAAATTATTAAGCATTGGTATGGATAATGCAAAACTTCCTTCATGTACCATAAAGCCACGTTTAATTTCTTGTTGGAAATTAAAGTCTTGCACCATTGCATCAATACTGTTTGTGTTATTAAACTTAATAGCATTATTGTTTAAGTGAACTACATCATGGTCTAATGTTGTAACAACTGGATTGTTATCTGCATTTTGAGATATTGTTTGATGATCATATGGGAATACACCACTTGTTATAATAGTATTAGCATCTGGAATGCTTTTAACTTTATAAACAACATTATAATATCTAGGATCTATATTATGAACTGCAATTTTTTTACCTGCATATCCACTAGTGATACCATGTGCTGTTGACGTAATTTTTATTTCTGGTAATAAAACATTTCCTGTAGTAGTGGATGATGTTGCAATATGCTTTCTAGTAATTACAAAACTATTATGATTGACTGCTTCTGTTGTGTAGTATCCACTATATTCTTTTGCATTAAGTTTTACTACTTCGTTAGAACCAATATCAATATTACTGCTACATGTTATTCTTGTTTTGCCAAAATAAGTATATGATAAACTTGCTGATGTATTTTCACTATCTGAAAGTGTAGTATTTGCCGCCATATCCTTGACTGCTTGTATACTTGTTCCGCTTTGATCTGTTTCTTTAATTTTAAATGATGTTGCTGTAAGATCACTAATAATAAATGCATTTGCATGTAAGGCACAATTTGCATTACCTTCTGCATGTCCAAAGGAAACTGTTTCACCATTTTCTAATGTAAATGGAATAGTGTTAATTAAAATAACGTTAGCACCTGCTACTAGTGTTGTTATTGCTTCTGCTGTTGCAAATCCACTCGCCGCTGGTGTTATACTTGAAATTGGTAATAATGCTGTTGCGGTAGGGCCAATAGCACTAATTGTTTTTTCTACCATTACTGGCGGATACAAGTTTCTTAATCTAACTTGTTTGTTTTCTATTAATTCTTCGTTTGTCCAAACAACAAATTTATCACTAAGTTCACCGTCTTTAATAATTAAATGGTAATCTAAATAGCGACCTGTGTCTGTACCTTGAATAAAGTTAGTGTCTATATAATTAAATAAACTGTCTCCATTTTTATATAGGTATGTTGTAACATCTCCTTGCTCTTGTTCTACAAAACTAACTGTTGTATTTGCAACTTGCTTAACTTTGTAAACATTAAAGTCTCTGTTCTCTGCTATACCAACGTGTATAGTTTCATTCATATCAGGCTGGAAACGTTGTCCATCGTTAAATAAACCGCTGATGTCTGGAACACTAAATGTTTGATAATCTACTGATCTTTCGTCTACATAACCTGCATTAGGTATGTCTAAATATTTAGAATCAGTAACACCAGTGAAATCAACTTTTCCTGTTGTTGGCCATAAGTTACTTTCTCTTACGCCAATTGGCTTTCTTAAGAATCTAGTTTGATCATCAATATCGATCAATATAGTTTCATCGCCTTTGATATCTGGAGTAATCTCGAATGTTTGAATGCTCTTAGTTCTAATTGCAATCTTATCTTTTGTAGTAGTTTTAATGCTAATCTTAGCACCTGCTATATCAGTTTTTACTGCATTTGTGAACTCAATAGTTCCTGACTCTACTAGTAAAATTATAGCACCGTTCTTAAGCGAACCTCCAGGTAATTCATTAACATTATGTATTGTTAATTGTGTTGTGGTAGATGTAAACTGTCGTTTAAAATTCGTATTAAGTAATTTACTTCCATCAACAAAAACATCTAAATGTGGATATGACACATCAAACAATTCAATATTTTCTGATGCTAATGTTGTAGGTAATGCAATATTTACATCGCCTGTAAAAACTGTATCGGTACTTACTGTACCTGTAGAATCAGCAGGGTCAACTCTTTGTATATCTGCTGGTACTGTTGATGCACTAACAACAAAACTTATTTCGTTTCTTGAACCTGCATCATATGTATAATGCGTTGTAGGTGTTAATGTTGTTGAATCTATTTTAGCAACTATATCATTAATTGTTGTTGCGCCTGTACCTAATGTTGCTTCGTTGCCTACTGTTGCTACACTATGTCTTTGTCTTGTTTCGTATACACCTTTAGTAATATTTAAGTTTGCCCAACTGCCGTCGCTATCACTTATTCTAAATTCTTTACCTGTTATTACAAGTTTGTATCTATTAATAATACTACCACCGGATACTTCTTCACTCTTTACTGTGGTTGCTGTAACATTCGGTAAACTTGCATGAGCAGTAATTGTTGATGCAACTGCTACAATATTTGATGCTGTTGAGAAGTTAAAACTAACTGTATTTGCAGGAGTTGTAAAGTTATCTGTAATAGTAACAGTTCCTAAAAGTCCTGTAACATTTGAACTGCTTAGTCTACTACCTTCTGCTGTTGGAGTTCTAAATTTTAATGTACTATCTGATAAAACAACATTACCTGCCACCACTGTAGCCGTCACAGGCTCCGTATAACCTTTACCTTGATTAGTTATAGTAAATGTACTAAGTGACCCGTTACCTGCTAGTACGGCTGTTGCTGTTGCTTGTGAGCCGCCTTGTGCAAGTGTAATTGATGTTGGTGTACTTATTTCTATAGTAGGTGCATTAAAATATTTGTGTTCTGGTGTTAATACATCAATCTTTTCTATAGCACCCGTTGTATCTTGCGGGAATGCTAAAGTAATTAACTGTGGATTTTGTTTAACATCGACTTTATCTATTTTAAGTTCTATAGGCTGATCGTTTTCTAAATCTCCAAACTCACCTGTTTTAATTGCCCATTCAGAGAATAAATTAATATTACCTTGAACAATGCTATTACTCTTAGCAAGTTTTACAATGCTGTTTGCTGTTCCTTTGCCTTGCAAGAAACCAGTATAGAATTCAAATTGTGTATCGTCATCTATATCTAAATTATTTAAGTAGTCTCTTTCTTGATATCCAAATAACTTTCTGGAAGTATCATAAATTTGTTTCTCTACTGGTATGAATCCTAATTCATAGTATCTGCCCATTGTTTGAGCCATGTTATCTAAGTTAGGTTTTAATTCATCACCTTGTATAATATAACCTTCTGATAACAGTTTACCTTGCCAGTTTGCAGTTTTCTTACCTTTAACTTTTAATCTATTTTGTCTTTGTCCCATGACAGGATCAAAAATTGTATCATTAAATTCTGTTTTGTTATCTAATATAAGTATGTGTTCCATTTGTTGTGTAAACAACATGCAACCATAAATTTGAGTACCTTCTGGTGCTTCAATTTGTATTTTATTATCTGTTCTTAATATTGCACAATCTTGTGGAGTAATTGCTTTGCCAAACTGATCTAGCAATGCAAATTGATTTCTATCTACCCTGTTTATTTTTGAAATAAACTCTTTGTCTTTTTCAAAAACAATTTTTGTAGCAAGTGGTGATAATTCTAAAACATTATTTGTTTCCCAGCCGCCTGCAACAAAAAATAAGAATTGCTTACATGCATATATCCAACCACGTTGTTCGTTTATACTTGAATCGTAATTGCTAAAATCAAAACCTTGATGTTCTTGATAATTTCCTAAGTCTATTAAAAATTGAAAAACTTCTTGATAAGTTGTAAATTCTGTGTTATAATTAACTCGTTTAACTTCGCCTGTGGTATCTAAATACCCTGTGGCTTTTATTCCACCTTCTTGTGGTAAACTAGCCAACGAGGACCATAGTGTAGACATAAATGATTCTGCACTTGGAACTAATGTAGGTGCTTGATAGAACCTATCTAAGTATTTTACAATTACTCCTGTTGAGTAACTTATATTTGGTTGCCAGTCAGTAAAGTTAGCAGGAGTACCTGCAACTTCTTCTTGTATTGTTCTTTTAGTAAGATCAGGTGCTAATGTATCAAAGTAGCCAAAGTTTTTATCGTAGCCTTTTACTTTATATCCATCTGCTGTTTTTTCTATAATTACACCACTATAAAAGTTTCTGCTCTTATAAGGAGAATTATGTATTAGCAGATCTATATTTTCTGCTGGAATAATTAAACTGCCTGATGTTCCGGTAGGACTAAATTGGTCTGTTCTTAATATTAATGTATCTTTATCTGTATAACCTGCAATCCTATGTCCTAATTTTATATTTAAAGTTTGAAGTTTTTTAACAAAGCCAGTTGAAATATCTAAGCCTTGGAACTTTAACCAACTGTAAATAAATTGTGTATAACCTATATTTGTTTGCAAATCATCTGAATCTTCTGTACTAACACCATGAACTTTGAAATCTGTATTTGCTTTAAAGTCAAAGTGTTCTCTTGTATCTTTATCTACAAGTTTAAATGATTCTGCTTTTGGTACTACAACATCTAATGGCTCTGCAAACACACTAGCAAATTTTCCAGGCTTTTGTAAAAGCATTGCTTCTACAACTGCAAAAGGATAATCCTCAGAATATTTCCACGCATTTTCTACTGGTGCGCCGTCTCCTAGTTGCCATGGGTTATTAATTAATGTTACATCTTTATCAACTGATTCAGTAAGTGTACTTGTTATTGCACTTGATGTTCCGGACGGTATAGTTACAGTTGCATTTGTATTATTGGTAATATCTGTTGAACCTAAATAATATTTTCCTTTATAAGTTAAATCTGATCCTTCACTAACAACTCCACCTATAACAAATGGGAAGTTATCGTTTGCAACATAGTGCCAAATTTTTGTTGTAGGACTATCTACTGTATATGCATAACGTAAGTTGTATACATTTGTTACATGGCCATCGGTACCTGCTAATGCAGTATTGGCTTGGAAATCTTCTACAAAGTGTCCTGTATGTGCGCCACCTGGGCCTGATGCCCTTGTGCCTGTTTTAAGTTCAAAAATACTGCTTATTGCAACAACGTTACTTGAAACATTACTTGCATCACTGTATCCATATGGTCCATAAATTGGTAAGCCATCAAATGCCCAACCTACTTTGGGTGAAGCCTCTGTTGTGCTCCAAGCACCTAAGCCGGCACTTGCTGGTGTAATTTGGTAAACTCCTTCTGTAAGAGTTTCGTTATTTTTTACTGCATTGTAATTCCAAGTACCCTCAGACTTCCAACTACCTTTAGCAGGATTTACAATTGGTACGCCTGTGACTGTGACACCAATAAAGTTACTTGGTATATTTTCAGTTGCTTTAGTTACTGTATTGTAACTTGCAAGTACAGGTATAGAATAAGTGTTGTCTAGACTGCCACTTGTTATATAAGTGTTGTTGCTGTCGTAACTGCTTGTTAATTGGTCAGTAAGTACAATACTATTTGTAATTGCATTTGTATTTGATGTTCTAGCATTATTATATGTAGATACTAATGTTGACGAACCTGTTGCAACAATCTCTCCTGGTGATTTTAATGTACCACTACTGTTAATTGGATAGTAATCACTTAATCCGGATCTTGCATAAGGATTATTTGTTTTATATCTGTCGTCTATTACATTTTCACTATTGCCTAACCTAATAATACCTAACTCTAAATCACTCCACATAGCAGTATTGCTAAGGGCGTATGTTGTTCCGTATTGTGTTTCCCACCAAGTTGGCTTGTCATAGAACCCAAGCATTTCCCATGGATGAGTGTGAGGTCTTACTGTATCGTAATAATATTCGTACCAGCCTCTCCAATGCCCAGGAACATCAGTTGTTCCTTTGTAGTTCCATGTCCATTTATCTGTTTCATCATAAAATTCATTAACAACATGGTCTGCTTTATTACTGCCTGTCCAATTTGTGAAACTGTTACGCAACGTGTCATTGTATTCGCTAACTTTGACATATGATCTAAATGCACCAGGTCTAATATTATGCACACTAAGTTTTGCATGTTGATCTGCATCACGTAATGATTTAAGTGCGGAATTATATAACCTAATTTCAAATTCTAATAATACGTTATCTCTTTTATCTCCGTTAAGGGTAGTTCTACTTCCGTCATGACCTATAAGTGTTTGGATTGGTGTTTGAAAACTATTATCAGTTTCTATCTTAGGATGGAATAAAGGATACAATCCCATTGTACTTGGTGTCGGTGGACACTCAGCACTATCTCTATCCTTGTCATAAAACTTTGCAATAATATTATCATTTAGTATAAAGTCAGCAAGTGTTGTTGCAGTAAATGTAATTTTAATTGGATTTGTATTTACAATAGTATAATCTTCATCTACAAGTAATAAATTATTCTTAGTGCTACTTCTAGTATGATATATTAATAAACTGTTTTCTAATGTGTTTAAGTCTGCATAACTTGTTAATGTATATTCTGCTGTGGCAACATCATTTATAATAATAGTTTCTTTTGTAAAGTTATCGCCAAAAGGTAAAACATATGAAGTATCAAATACTCCTTTACCTACACTGAATGATTTTAAATTTCTTAAAACTGTTTCTAAAGCAGATTCTATAGACAGGCCTGCTTTGTTTAAATCAAAGTCGTTATTATACTTGTCAATTTCTTTAATTAAACGTTTCTTATATTTGGTATACTCTCTGCCTACAAATCTAAATGAATCTACTAAGTTGTGTGGCTGGTCATCTAATAAAAACGCACCATGTATTAAATCATCGTTTGTTCTTACAATTAAATCTGCTTTTGAAATATCTTGTTCAATGTTATTAAAATTATTTTTACCTAATGCAGAGCCAGTAAAATCGTCTTGCATTTCTAAATACTTTTTAAAGTGCGGTAAGTATTCAGGTTCTGCAATATTAATAATAGAATCATTTAAAGGATTTGAATTCCAACTTAAAGGAATATCATATCTACTGTTGTTAATAAAGTTAATGCCATCAGTAGTATTTGCTTCTATCTCAACTATGTCTCCTTTCTTAAGACTAAATGTTGTAAATTGTAATGCTCTATTATTATATGTGTATGCTGTTTGGATAGCATTGTTTACTCTTACAATTATGTCTCTACCACTAGGAGCACTTGTCTTTACAACAGGAACACACCCTACATCATAAATTGTTCTTTTGTCGTCGACATCAGTTGTGCTAATTGTATGTTTTGTTTTTACATTCTGTCTTGAAGGAGCAGTAGCACTTTTAAAGTTACTACTATATTTGTTTGTTCCATTTTTAAAGTAATAATCACCTTTAATAACTGTTGCTGTTGAACTACCAAATGACGTATAAGTGTATTGATCGTTCTTTAAATAGTCTGTAAAAGTAATTTCACTTACAGTTTTATAATTGCTATAAGAAAGAGGAAAGCCTAATTCAGTATCGTTGGCTCCTGTTCCTGCTTTGTAACCAAATATTTTTCCACCTTTAAAACTTGCTTGAGGATATGTACCTGCATTATCTAATGCAACTTTGTTATCGTCATAAAGATTAAATAGTGGATCTTGGTTTACTCTTGCTTTACGTTGAACTTCTTCAAGGTCTCCGTCTTTTAAAATTAATTCTTTACCAAATTGGTTAAAGCCTTTGTCTATATTATAAACATCATTTTCTGCTATAGTAACTGAACTTGTTAATGTAATAGCACTACCTACGCCTGCTACTGTCCAAATTTTAGTTCTATCTGTTGCACTTTCATTTGGAAATACTATAGTATCTCCGTTAACAAGTTCTCTAGTATCTACTGTTACGGTTGGTTGTCCTATAATAGCATTCTTATTAAAACTTGTACTTGATACTGTTACTGTACCTTTATATGTTCCGCCATGATTAAAAAGTTCTAAGTCTTTGCTAAATTCTAATATTGGTCTTTTTGCTCTATATTTTTTAGCAGGTAAACTATCGCCTGCATCTAAGAAGTTGTCTTCATGGAACCAATGATTTACTCTACTCCATGCTGTTCCTGAATCTGCACCATGCTCTATTAGAATATAATCTTTTTTAGTTAATTTAGAACCGCCATATGCTGTTGCTATACTTTGCTCGTAATCAACTAGTCTTATAGATGTGCCTACGCCTTGTACTATATATTTTCTATCTATTACAACTGCATCTCCTGGAATAACATTTACTCCAGTAAACTTAACAATCATTCCGCTTCTAAATGCTTTGCCACCTGTAGGTGTATATGTTTTCTTACCTATGATATCTTTATCAATTGCAATAGCAGTTGAAATACCTGTAGGCTGAATTGTGATTTCTGTTGGTCCTGTTATACTCCAAAAGTATTCTTGGTAGTTTAAAAACTTATCAATATTGATAGGTGGTAAAAATGTTTGGTATTCACTTGCAAATAAATGGTTGTGATCTCTAACTGGTGCACCATAGTTCTTTAATGTGTCAACAAACTCATCATAAAATATAACACTATCACTATTACCTGACACTATGTCAAGTGTGTTTATTACTGGACTTAATGCATACTGTTGTCTGTCTGCATTGTACTCACTAATAAAAGATCCTGCTAAACCAGACTCTTCTCCGGTTTGGTTGCCTATATATCCTGCAAGTGGTATAGTATTTGCTTTACTGAATAACTGCTCGACTGTGCCTTCAAAGAAGTTCTTTAAAGCAGGCGTCTGCAGAAGTGCTGGTAAAGTTTCTATAATTTTGGCCATTTATTATCTGTCCGCTCTTAATACTTGTTGGTTAATTTTATCTACTATTTCTATATCGTTTACTGAAGCCGTGCTTAAGAATAATTGATATGGTTCTGCCTTAACTTGGAATAAGTCTCCAAATGCTCCGGAAGTATTTTTTGGAAGTATTACTATACTACCTATGTTACTGCCTAATCTTTGATGTACAAAACTTGATAATTCTGTAAAGTAAAAAGTCTCACCGTAGTCCCAATTCTTAACATCAAAGTAAGTGTTGAATGCACTAATAATCTTAGACTTAATCTCATTATCACTCATTGTTGTTCCTGGTAGTTTAACTACTTTAAACTTCGCTTGGTTTGTTGCATCTGCATCTGTTCCAAATAATAATTTAAATTCTGCACTCTTATAAACAATAGCATCACTGGCATTCTTAAACTCATCTAATTTTTTAAACTCTGTTGCCAATTCTGTACTTGTTGGTGGTAAAGGATATGTTGTTCCTGGAACGTTTTTATATTTTTTAATTTCAGTGTTGTATGACTCTGTTAAAACAAGCATTTCAACTATGTTACTAATACTAGGATCAATTCTTACATCGTTAGGTGCAACATGTTTCCATTTTAAAACAACTTCATCATCGCCTTGAAGTGCTGTATTTTGTCCTGATGCTCTACCGTTTCTAACAAAGTAATCTTTTGATTCGTATGCGGCAATAACATTTGTATTTGTACTACTTTTAACTAGTTCATATACTTTTTCATTTGCTGTGTCGTACAATATTATTCCTGAGAATAAACCTGATACATTATTAAAACTATCTATATATGTTGCATCTTTAAGTATAATTACTTTTTGCTCTGATATTTTAACTGGATCTGAAAAACTTGTAGGCCCTACTGTGTCTGAGCCTATATCAACTTTTATAACTGTTTCTTTTCTTAAATCTACAATAGCACCTGTTAGCGGTCTATCATAAGTATACCCATCAAAGTCTTTGTAGTATTCGAAGAATATTAAATCATCTTTACTAACAAAGTCTTCAAACTGTAATGGCTCATTAGGTACTTTGTCGCCGTCTGAGTCTACTGGTGATACTATAACTTTTCTAGCATCAGTATATCCGTCATCATATTTGCAAACATCTGTTATTTGCCAAACTATATCCTTATCAAGTTTTCTTCTATCTTGCTTGTATATAATATCAAATTTATCTTGGCTAATAAAACCAGTTCTATCTGTTACAAAAGTATGTCTCATTACTGTTGGTTTTAAATTACCATCCCAGTTAGTTACAGAAAGTGTTCCTTGGCCTGCGGCAATCTGTGTTGCATTAGCAGTATTTTTTATTCTACCTTGAACTGATCCTGTTGCTTTATCTAATGTTGTTCCATTGGATTGTGCAATAAACACTTTTTCAGTTCCGTCTGTCATTTGGTCTCTGTATAAAACATTACCACCTGCATTATAAATGTTACTGTTAAACGTTGCAGTAGTAAATGATATGTTTACATTGTTTGGCCAAAAGTTTAAAATGCCTGAACTATTGTTAAGTGTTGCTTTTTGGTAATTTGAATTTACTGTAAAAATTCCTGATTGCAACTTATCGTATGGTGCTGTTTGAATTGAGACTGCCTGTGCATCAACAAATAAATTACCTGTTGTTGCATCGTCATTGCCACTTCTATAAATTCCTAAATTTGTTCTCCACTGTATTTCTACGTCATGGTATTTTGTATCTCTAGTTCTTAGAGGTATCTGAGGATTACCATTTAACGGATCATAATACTGTCCTGTTTCGCTACTGATGTAAACATTGCCTTTACCGTCTTGGAAATCAGGATGCATACTCCAAGTAAATGTTTCTCTGCCACCTGGTTTAAAGTTTACTTTAGTTAAAATAATTTCATCTTTGCCTGCTGAGTTTGTTGTGTCAGTTACTTTAATATTTGTAATATTATAAAATTTAAGATCCTTTTTACTTTGAATAATATATTTTTGTCCTCTGATTGTAACAGTATAACTATAGTCTGCGCCAACTCCTGGATTATATACAAACAGTAATAACCAACTAGCATCTAATCCTGTTTCTGAAGTATCTTGATTATATTGTGCATCCCAGGTTGATGTTTTATCTAAATTGTTGTTAGTAACTACATACCAGTTATCTAATTCAGCATCATAACCTAAACCAAATGTTCTTCTGTTTTCTAATTCGTTTACAACTGCTGTTATTTCACCTTTACTTTGGTCAAATGTTCTTCTGATTGTTGCTACAAATTCGTCTGCTCTCCAACCATGCTGTACTCTTGCACTTAGTTTGATAGGACCAACGGATGTTGATGCTCCACTTGATAAGGTGCCGTTATTATCTATACTAACAATTCTAACCCACTTGTATTGTGATACATTTGATGGGTTTACAAACTTAAGGTAGTTATTTGGTGCAAACATTTTAAATGCAAGGCTCTCAGTTGATAATATGCTGTCTATTGAAGTTTTATCTTCTAGGAAATAACCTGTTACACTATCGCTTACTACTGTAGGCAATGTCATCCATCTGATGTTTGCTCCAGTTAGTTCCCATTTTGTTTCGTCTTCGGTCTTCCATGACTTTCTAAATTTATCATAACCAAAGTTTATAAGTTCTTGTTCTTTAAGCATCACAGGTATTTGAACTGCTGTTGCTTCTAAAGGTGTAATACTATTACTAAGTTGTAATGTTTTGCCTAAGTTTTTAATTTCTGAATACAATGCTCCGTCATTAGCAAATGTATCTACATTTTGATATGTTCCTGTTGGATCATTAATATCAATATATCTGCTGTGACCTGCATGTGTTTTATTAATTGCTTTAAGTTTCGTAATGTTTGCACTTTGACTAAATGGAAATACATTATAGTCTTGAGCACTTACCATTCTGTTTTGAGTATAATAAGTCTGTGGTGCTCTTTCTTTAATTGCTTCTAGGTCTTCTGCTCCTACACTATTGCCTACTGGTTCTCTTAATGAGAATGTAACTGATAATGTATGGTTTTCGCCTGTTTGTGCAACGTAAGGTATACTTACTGTTTGTAGTCTTGCATCGTCTGGGTAAATTGTGTATGCTTCTGCATCACTGACTCTGTAGTAAAATCTAAAGTTACCAAAAGGTATGTTACCAAAATTACTGTCTGGGAATCTAAGTCTTATTCCGTCGTTGTCTAAGTTTTCAATTGAATAAAGATTTCTTTGATCAAATGCAAGATTATTATAATATAATGTTTGCCCAACAGTATTTGGAATTTTTTTCCATTCGTTAATTACAACACCAGTGCTGTCAACTTCTTGCAAGAAACAATCTGTTTCATTAATGCCTGCAACTTCTATATCTACTGTTCTGTTTTCAACTGGTGCATCAAAGTTAAAATTAGCAACTTTAAAATCACCTTGCTTAAACATTAAGAAAAAGCCTGTTGAATTACTGCTAACACCTAATCCATCATTTTGATAAATTAAGTTAAAATTGTTTACAGGATTAGGATGTCTTTCAAAATACACATCATTATCTAAAAAGTCTGGATTAATTACCTCAAAGTTTCTATTGACGCCTGATGTACTTAAATCAAAATCAAATGCTAATGCATTTGTTACAGGTGTATTAATTTCATATAGTTCTGTATTAATACCTGCTACTTTACCTGCCTTTGCAGGTTGTGAAAATCTATTGTAAGAAGCCATTGCAGAATTTAATATTGTTATAAACTGCTCGTATGCTTCTGGATTATTTGCATCGTCCCAGAAAACGTTTACATTATTAATGTCATTGCCTAAACTATCTTGTATAGGCTCAGTTGTGGATACTGCATCAACTTTCATTAATCCACTTGCTGGTAAGTTACGTTTAGGATTGTATCCTAACATTCTTGCAAGTTTAAATACTGAGTCTCTTCTTTCTGCAGTTTCTAAAAAGTTCTCTCTTGTATTAACATCCATTCTGAATGCAAGTGATTGAGAAAGAAATGATAGCATTTCTATAATTGCTATGAATTCTGAACTTTGTATGTAATCGTTAAATGTTTCTGGAAAATTTGTTCTAATGTATTCTATGAGGGACGCTCTGACCGTATCAAAATCATAGGCTTGAAAATCTACTTCGCTAAATGCCTTATAGGCTATTTTCCAATCTTCTGCGGCAAATAGATTATTTTGTCTCGATATCAGTGCCATATTATACTAACTCCTCGTTTATAAATTCTAAGTAAAGTGTGTCTGAAGTCTTTAGTACATTAAATGAAATATCAACTTCACACCTTATAGTATGATCTTCTACTAACATTCTAATGTCATCAAGTCTAACTCTGCTGTCAGATTCTATTATTCTTTCTATATCTTCTCTGACGTCACTTTCTGTCATGGCATCTAATGGATTCATAATTATATCATGTATAATACTTCCGAAGTTAGGTCTCATTAATCGCTCACCACGTTTTGTATTAAAATGGTTAAGTAAATCTCTCTTGATTAACTCTTCATCACTTAGGGTGAACGGCGCCTTGTTTCTGCCGACTGTATTGAATCCTCTAAATATTGTTGCCATACTAGTATTTATCAAAATCATTAAAAGAAGTTTTAATAAAGATATATGCCAGAATTCTGTACTTTAAATGGCAAAAATAGTAAATATTATTTTTAATTAACAACATTGGGGATACAATGTACAACATTCAAAAAGAGTTCGATAAAATTTGGTCAAGGGCCAGAGATGCTAATAAAACAGCAGGTATGGAACGATTTCGTAAGATCGAAGAAGCAAAAGGTTCTAAATTTAAAACCTATGGCATATACGACGTTAAGTCGCATAGGTATGTAACCTTTGATAGTATTAACTTTGCTGGAAACTATAGGTATGATAAGAATACAAAGCCTAAAGAACTTTCAGAGATGGAGTCGCTTATAAGCAATGCATAATGTAATTTACATACATGGTGCTAATGCTGATTCAGATAACTTTAACTATTACAAACTAAAACTACCTGAGCATGAATCTATTGCTCCAAACTACGATATGTCAGAAGATCCATTTGATCTTGTGATGGCATTTCAACGACAAAAAGAAAAAGCATTCGGAAACGAACCTGTAATTATTGTTGGTCATAGTTTTGGAGGAATACTTGGCTCTTGGTATGCAAGTGTAAACCCAGGCATAGTATCACATTTAGTTACTATTGCTACACCATGGGAGGGTACTCCTGTTGCAAGAATATTTGGATACTTTTGGCGTAATGCTGATGTATTTAAAAATAACATGCCAGGTGCTACTGTTCTAGCAATGTTGCAAGAAAAAAAGTTTGAGGGGTTGCATACTAATATTATTTGTACTCGAGGAGCAAATCCAGTTGCAGGTATAGGTGGTAAAGCAAACGATGGAATGATATCCTGTGATAGCCAAGGGGCTACTCCGGCAGGATTCAAAAACACTCAAACACACCATATAGAAGCAGGACACAGCGGTGTTTTGTTAAATAATAATGTAACAGAATTGTTACAAATGATAATGATAGGTGAGGCAGATGAACGATTGGTCGACACTGAATGACACTCTAGAAGAACAACTTCGACGAGAGTTAATAGAACAAAAACAACAAAATGATGGCCTAGTGGCTCGAGTAGAACTTTTGGAAAGTCTTGTCAGAGATGAACAAGAACAAAAGTATAATGCTTATAAAAGAATTAGTGAGTTAATTAAAAAGTCTAACCAAGACGAGAATATTTAATTGCTTTGGCCATTGCGCCAAAACTAGTACCGTCATCAAAACTTGGTAACGAGATACTATCCGGTGTCTGAAACAACTCTCCGTACATTTGACCTCTTTCAATGTAATCACGTCTAGTAACAGGGCGTCTACTATATCCTACAGTTCCTTTGTTAAAGTCTAACATACTATTTGGAACTTTAGAATACTCATTTGCTTTTACAAGTTGTAATGCTCTACTATTTTTAAAGTTGTCAACTCCTACGTGATCTGCAAGTAATGTTAAAGATGCTAATTGGTTATCTGACAATTGGCTTTTGCCAGCATACTCACTTACAATGTTTCCTGTTCTTCTTAGATCTGATGCAGTCATAAGATTGTTTGCTATAGCACCTACTCCACCTCTAGTGTCTATAACAAAACTTCCATCCTTAGCAGTATAAATTTTACTTAATCCATCTCTCGAAACATCAATCCCTAATTTACTTAATAAAGGCCCTGTGTCAGAGCCTGACTTTTCTGCGGCTTGCAATAATGCTATACCTTTAGATAAGTCTGCCATTGATGTATCGTTTGTATTAACTCTTTCACCTGAGGCATTTACTGCCACTGATTTAGTTATTGCTTCTATATCGCTAATCTTTCTACCTGAAGCAATGATTTTATAATTACCCGGAGTCTTGGTAGGTGCCTGTAAAGGTTTTACGCCTGCTGTTATAGCCGACACCGCTGTTGCCATAGCACCTGTTTCTTCTAATTTTTTATTAAATGCAGGAGTAAAGTTAGAGGTTACATCTTTTGATGGCTCGTTGTATAAAGGATTATTGCTATCATCGTATCCTGTAGAGGGTTGGAATCCTGCAGGTGAGTTACTATCTGCTGGAGTTTCTCCTTTAGGTCCCAATACACCATTTGAATTAGGTGCCATTGCATCTGCTATACTCTCATCAGGAGCAATACTATCTTGATTTTCATTCTCTGGGTCTGCAGGAGTATGCCCTGCAAAAGGTTCTGCTGTTATTAAATTAGTAACAATAGACTTCATATTGTATTTTACTCTTTTACCACCATCCGGTAATAATGTATCGCCTTCACTATCATACTCAGGTTGCTTGTTCATGTAGTCTTCGTATTCGTTTGGCAAAATGTTTTCTAGAGTTCCTGCATCGTTTACTCCTGGCTCACTAGGACTTGATCCTCCGGAGTTCATAAGAATTTGCTCACCTTTCTCAACAATATATTGGCCTTCCATTGTTACATCACCGCCGGATTTAATACTGTATTTTCCTCCGGACTTGCTTTTATATTCGTTTGCCGCTCGTAATTCCATATCACCACCAGCCGCTTCTTGTTTAATATTGCCGGAAGCATGTGTAGTTACATCTCCTGCAATAGATCTGTTTATTATACTTGCACCTGCAACACTTTTTATTTCGCCTTCTGCATCAAAATGTATGTTTCCGCCTGCTCCGTTGCCTGCGCCTTTATACTCGTTACCTAGTGTATCCATGGCCGCTTTAACATTAATGTCTTTACCTGCTTCTAGGTTTATGTTATAGTCTGCTCTTATATTAAAATTTTGTTTTGCTCTCATATTAATAGAGCCTTCACCAAATACATGAATGTCTCCCAGAGAGTTCATTTCAATCCATGCTCTACCACTTTTGTTTATTAAGTAAATTATGCCTTCGTTATCATCTAGTAATACCTGATTGCCTTCTGCACTTCTAATTCTAATTTGTCTTGAATCTAAATTATCGTCCATTACAAATTGATGGCCGCCAAGTCTAATATCAAAGTCTTTCTCAGAACCTGTTATATCACTCTTACGTGGACCAGGTGTTAAAATACCAAATACCTCACTTGGAGATTCTCTTCTTGAACTACTGCTACCAGCACCTCTTGTTGCATCATTAATTAAACCTTGTTTTACTATTGCTTCTGAAAGTGTATGTTGTACAGGCCTAAATGTATCGTTATGTTTTACGTCTTGTGTTCTTTTATTCTTTTCTACTGTGGGTAACAGTTTTGTAGGGTCTTGATAATTTTTTCCTGCTGGTAATCCCGGGACCATGTTTGCAAACATGTCTGGATATAAACAACTTATAACAAATGGAAACTTAGTGTTACCATCACCAAATGCAACTAGAACCATATTGCCAATATCTGGAACTTGTCCCCACCAACCATATGATGACATAGATTGGTCTGGATTTTCAATTTCTTTTCCTACTGATCTAGGGTTTGTGCTACCTGCAAAAGGACTAGTCCATACAGCATCAAAGTATCCAGACTTGCCTGAGTCATCAATAGTAAGTGCCGCAATAAAAACTTGTACTCTACCTGTTCTGCTAACATCGATATTGTTTATAATTTCTGCAACATAGATTCCGTTAAGATAAGTCTTTTGATTCCTTTCTTTCATGTTAGGATTCTTATTGCTAGATTTATGTATATTATATGCCATTATTAATTAGATCCGTAATTCTTTCTTTCATTGTGCTGATCAACTGCTTGTGATTTTTTATCAAGTTTACTTGTTTGATATGATGTAAGTTTAACCATATTTAAATCTTGTTTAAATTCTCCATTTTCAAACTTACTTATTGCTTTAATTAACATATATACACCAGATATGAAATATGCTGTTCCGTCTGCAGACCAATATCCTTCGTTCATATCTTCATCATCTACATCAAAATCAAATAGCCTAGGTGACTGCATATCAAACAATATTATATTATCACGTTTTTCAAATACTACATATTCTTCATTCGATTCATCTGTTTTACTTCCCATATCTTCTACTACAAGATTTGGTGTTTGCATAGGTGCACCCAAATACCATGGGTCTCCTTTTACTAGCATATCTAAATTTACTAAGAACGATGGTTCCATTTTTTGTTGCATATAGTAACCCATTAAGTTCTGCCTTGTAGTTCCGTCAAAAGTTGCTTCACCTAATTCGTTTACGATATGAACTTGTTGGTAAGGTGGCTGAACAGAGTCTGTTGGGTCTTTTCCTTCTTTTAATTTTGCTGTTTTAGTTACTCCGGGAATAAGCAAACTATAATTACGTTCTTTATTTTCGTAATTATCGCCTATACCTCTTGCTTTGGCTTTGGCTTTGCCCCAAAGTGTATCTGCATTTATTACGCCTGCAATATCTCCTACTAAGTCTCCTGAATAAACATAGCCACTTGATCTAGGATTATACTGAGAACCATCTGTTAATTTTTGGTTGTCACTAAATGTTTTATTCTTAGAGGCTATTTCTGCTTGGGCAATTTGGTTAAGTAGGTTTCTATCCTCTAATACACTTTTAAGTTTTAGTGCAGACACACTAGATTTATTTTCTATAGCATCTTGAATTTCTTGATTGTTTAATCCTAATGCTGAGCCTAACCCTCGTATATCATCGTCTGATGCTTTCTTATATAACTTATCTACATTAGCCTTATCTTTTGCTTTTAAAACTGCTTCAGTTAAAGAGCCGCCTGTAATGTTTTCGTTGAGTGGAGTCTTATCAGTCATTAATGGTGCCGCTGTAACACTTACATCACCTACTGTTCCGCCCACAGGAGGCAATAAGAATGCTAAACCATTATCATATTGTATGTTACATTCATAAATTTGGTCGTTCCTGCCGCTAAACAAATAATGATATGACTTATATATTGATGATTGTAACTCATTCATTCTTGATTGTGTTTCTTCTGCTGTTAATTCGTTTTCGTCTGGAGAGGCTTGAACTCTCTCATCTACACTCTTAAATAAGAATGGTTTGTATGTAATCTTTTTTGCATGGACATTTCTAAAAGTATCAAAGGATAAGTATTCTGTGTCAGCATTTACTTTAATCCATTTTGTGTAAGCATCTTTCTTTTTCTTTGCATCTGCTTTTTCTGGATCTTCTGCTTGAGTTGTTCTTGTGCATGATTCAAAAAATTCTACATTCATACTTAATAGTACACATAGGTAGTCATATAATGTAATTCCTTTCTTTACATTAATAGTATCTTTAAATACAGCAATCTCTATGCCAGTGTCTTCATCCTTTTGAAAGTTTCGTATTTCTTTTCTCATTTGTCTAGGAGTCATCTCTTCCATATTAGGATTAAACTGCCTATTAATAATTTGAGCGTTTTGAGAATTTCTTGATGTTACAAGTTTTTCGTCTTTGAGCCCAGAGTCGCCGCCAACTAATCCAGTTAAGTCTATTTCAAACTCATCTACAATCTGATATTTGTCGTTATTATTTTTATGGTAATCGTTTATGCCTTCGAACAAACCTTCTAAATGTTCTGTAATTGTACTTCCAGTAGTTGTTAAATTCTTTGGCATTCTATAAAAGTTATCCTGGAATGGTATAATAGATGTAGGAACACATGATACATCATATGTTGATCCTGAGCCGTCAATGCTTAAACCAATTTGTGCCAAATGCATTCTATATCTAAACGGGCCATGTGTATACGGCATGCCACCGTCATCACTATCGTCTAATCCTTCATCGTATCCTTGAAACACTATCTCTAAAAATAATGGAGTGTCAGTAGCAAAGGCCGGAATACCTAATTGCTTTCGTGCTAATAAAATTTGGTCTATAAAATTTGCCGCGCCAGGTTGAGTAATGTTAAAATTAATATTCCTTGTAATCAAACCTGAATCAGTTTTAGAAATATTTTCTATAGTTATGTTGTCTATATTATTTCCTGCTGTAACACCTGTCTGTGCAAGAACTACAGTTTCAGAAGGATCTGCAATATAAAAATTATTTAGAAATCCACCTGCTTGTTGAGGTTTCTTTGAGCCTCTATTTCCAAAAATCTTTTTCTTTTGTATTGCCCCGGGTGGAGCCGAACCAGTCTTTGGTGGTATCATGTATAACTTAGCACTATATGAATACGATGCGTATTCGTCTAATACATTACCTGCAACTTCTCCGACAATCGGATCTGGTATTGCTGGTGCCTTTTTCTTCTTGTTCTTACTAAACAGACCCATTTTTAACCTATTATAGTTTCTAGTACACCCTTGTGAGGCATTCTGATTTGCATTCCGCTTTTAAAATCTCTTATTGGATCTTCAATAGAATCCGGATTTCTTAAAGCAAACACCCACCACAATCTACTAGAACCATAACGGTCATGAGCCAATAAGTCTGGTCTTTCATTATATCTTGCTTCTACAACATATATTTCATCATCTAAGGACTTTGGTATTTTAGGCAAAGTGTTTACGTCAAGGAAGCCTTCAAACGTGTCTGAATTTCGTAAAAAACTATCTCTTCTATGAAAGTCAGCCATTATACAAATCCTTTATCATAATTTTTACCAGTAGTAAATTCTCGTAAATCGAACCTCTTTCTGAGTTTGTGTGGTGCGTATTGAGGTTTAATTGTTATTGATATCTCTGATTTTGTTGGAACATAAGTAACTTCTTCTTTTCCGCCACCGCCTACTGACGTAACTACAGGAATATAATCTACGTCTTGTTGTAAGTTGATAGAGTATTGTGTAATTATCACAGGAACTTTATTAAATCCATGTTCTCCCAAATATTCAAATAGCAATACGGGAGGAGGTGTACCATACAATCCGTCTTTAACTGCGGCGTCACCAAAGTAACTTTTTGTTGCTACTTTTACAAAATGCATAACACCTAGTAAATATCTTGCTTCATCAATTGTATTTGCTGTAAATTGACTGATGATTGGATACTCTGGTGGTTGTGAATTAACATAAACATTTAATGGATAGTTACTTCCTTGAAATTCTTGTGATGAATAATTTACAGATGCACCATAAAATATGTTTGGAGTATATTGCCATACAAGTCCGCCTGTTTGGTATAACGGTCTAAGCAAGTAATCAATATTTGCCATGTCACCTCTACGGTTCTCATTAGTGCTTTCCATCTCTAAAGCACCCTGCCAAAACAAATCTCTACCACCAAACTTAGGTCTTAACCTTGCTCTCCAATCAACTGCTTTGGCTGTGCCACGTTGACTGCCCACTCTATCAAACATGTCCTGAGACTTAACATTCTTTGTTTGTTGCTGTCGCAAATCTTTAGATTGCATACTGCTTGGTGAACTTGCTCTGCTGGCTAATGGTCCTGGTTTACTAGTAAACATATATATCTCCTATAATACTATTTATCGTATTCATTAAAACATGTTATAATAAAAGATTCTGGATAAATATTACTTGACATATATATAATTCTGTGTATAATGTTGTTAATATCATTGGAGATCAAATGGCTAAGAAAGTAAATTATTTAAACAACAAAGACATCTTAAAGCAGATACATATTAGTAAACTAACATATTGCTATGTAAAAGACGAAAAATATGAATGGAATGACATTATTTTAGAAGATGTTAAAAAAATTAATCGCAATAGTTTAAAACTTGCAAGAGAAAACAGGGCATCTAAGATGCAGTCTGAGGCTTATCAAGCCGCAATGCTTTTGCATGACACAAAGGACTATAAAAACAAACCCAAGCAAAAAGAGTTTGCAGTAGATCCTAAAAGCATTGCTAAAGAAGACATTGTGTTTAGAGTAATGACTATGGAGCATATTCCAGACGAGCCAGGAAGAAAGAGAAATCCTAAGAATGAGGCTGAAACAAAAGCCAAGGTTAACTTTCCTTCTTTCAAACATTATGCTTATGTAAATGACGAAGTAGTAGAAGTTGCAAGAAGTCATTGGCAAGGCAGTATGAGTAATGGTAACTTTTGTGTTGACCATGGACAAATTTCTAATGAACTTGGAACTATGTATTTAAAACTAGTTGAAAGATATTCACACAGAGCAAACTGGAGAGGTTACACTTATGTCGACGAAATGCGTGGACAAGCATTAGTGCAACTATCTCAAATTGGATTGCAGTTTAACGAAGCAAAATCGGATAACCCATTTGCATACTATACTGCGGCAGTGAATAACAGTTTTACAAGAGTATTAAACTTAGAGAAAAGAAATCAAACTATCAGAGATGATATATTAATTGAACAAGGACATTTACCAAGTTACGGCAGACAGATTGCACACGAAGAACAAATTCGTCAAATGCGAGAAGCGGCCGAAGAACAAAGTAATAACCCAGTAGCAGAATAATTTATGGCCCAACTGTTTAAGACAGCGGCTTGCTTTACGGATATACATTACGGATTAAAGCAAAACAGCCGTTTACATTTAGATGACTGTCGCAGATATATAGAATGGTTTATTGCAGAAGCAAAAGCCAGAGACGCAGAAACCTGTATATTCTTAGGCGACTGGATGCATCACCGATCAAGTGTTAATGTTGCAACAATGAATGCAACCATTAAAGACTTAAAATTACTGAATGATGCATTCGAAACCGTTTACTTTATAACTGGTAATCATGATCTCTATTACAGAGATAAACGTGATTTGAACAGTATTGAGTATGCTCGTGACTTGTCTAACTTTGTTATGGTAGACGACATGTATGAGAAAGATAATGTTGCTATTGTTCCTTGGTTAGTAGGAGACGATTACAAAACTGTTTCTAAAATGAAGTGCAAGTATATGTTTGGGCACTTTGAATTACCTTACTTTAAAATGAATGCAATGGTAGAGATGCCAGACCATGGAGGCATAAATGATAAAATGCTTAGTGGACCAGAATATGTATTCAGTGGTCATTTCCATAAAAGACAATACAAAAACAACATACATTATCTAGGTAATGCATTTCCACATAACTATGCAGACGTAGGCGATGACGAACGTGGTGCAATGTTTTTAGAGTGGGGAGGTGAACCTCAATATGTAAATTGGACAGAAGGTCCTAAGTATAGAAAGTTTACATTAAAACAATTACTAGATGATCATCAAAATTTATTAGACGAATACACATACGCAAGGGTAATACTTGATGTAAGTATTAGTTACGAAGAAGCAAACTTTGTTAGAGAAAAATTTGCAGAACAATATGGAGTAAGAGAATTACAACTTATTCCAGTAAAAGAAGAAGAAGAGTTTGAAGGCGGAGATATAACATTTGAAAGTGTTGACCAAATTGTTGTTACACAATTAGACACTATTGAAAGTAACTTAGTCGACAAGCAAACACTAATAGACATTTACCATAGTATAGAAATTGATTAATGTTAAAGATTAAAAACGTATCAGCAAAAAACTTTATGAGTGTTGGGAACAACACACAGGCAGTTAATTTTGATAATTGCCAATTAACCCTTGTACTAGGACACAACTTAGACATGGGTGGTGACGGCAGTAGGAATGGCACAGGTAAGACTACTATTATTAATGCACTAAGTTATGCATTGTACGGAGAAGCACTTACTAACATTCGTCGCGACAATTTAATTAATAAGACAAACGGTAAAGGAATGATTACTACCGTTGAGTTTGAGATAGAAGGCAAGGCTTATCGTATAGAAAGAGGAAGGCGTCCTAATGTTTTAAGACTTTTTATAGATGGTACTGATGCTTTAGATAACGAACAGCAAGGCGACAGTCGAGAAACACAAAAAGAAATAGAAAAGATAATTGGCTTTCCGCATAATATGTTTAAGCATTTAATTGCATTAAACACATACACCGAGCCTTTTCTCAGTATGAAAAACAATGATCAACGAGACATGATTGAGCAGTTGTTAGGTATTACCGAGTTGTCCTCAAAAGCAGAAGTGTTAAAGTTAAGACAAAAGGATACTAGAGATAGTATTAAAGAAGAAGAACTGCGAATACAAGCAGTACAAAATGCTAATGAAAACATAGAAAAAAGCATTAAAGAAATTGAAAGCAGAAGCAAAGCCTGGACAGCAAATAAAAATAACAAGTTACAAGAACTAGGCAATGCAATTATAAAATTAGAAACAATCGACATTAACGAAGAAGTTAAAAATCACAGCATTGTAGATGACATTAGTAAAAAAATGACTGACATTGATTCACTTAATGCTGAGGAAAAAAGATTACACAGCAGTATAAAAAGAAGTTCAACAAAACTATCAGAACTAGAAAGTAATTTAGAAAGTGCTAAAGCAGGCGTTTGCCCAGCATGTGAACAACCTACTGCACACTTGGATACGCATGAGGCTTATACACAAGAACTAGTAGAAAAAATTGATACTGAAGCAGAGTATCTTAAAGATTTAAATGCCCAACTTTTAAATGCACAGACGACAATAACAGAGTTAGGTGATATTCCTAACTTGCCGCAAACAGAATATTCTAAACTTGCTGATGCTTTACAGCACAAACATAATTTAGAAACAATGACTGAACAGTTAGGTGAGAAAGCAGGAGAGGACAATCCTTACACAGATCAAATAACAGGTTTAAGAGAATCAGGCATTCAAGAAATAAGTTTTGAAACTATGAACGAACTAACTTATTTGCAAGAACATCAAGAGTTTTTATATAAACTATTAACAAGTAAAGATAGTTTTATCCGTAAAAAGATAATAGATCAAAACATATCATACCTTAACCATAGGTTAGCATACTACTTAGAGAAGTTAGGCTTGCCACATGATGTAAAATTTGCAAGTGATTTAGGTGTAGAAATAACAGAGTATGGTCGTGACTTAGACTTTGATAATCTAAGTAGAGGCGAACGTAACAGACTTATTTTAGGACTATCGTGGGCATTCAGAGACATGTACGAAAGTCTTAACAGGCCAATGAACTTAATGTGTATTGATGAACTTATTGATAGTGGTATGGACTCTATGGGTGTAGAGAATGCATTAGGCGTTCTTAAAAAGATGCATAGAGAACAAGGTAAAAACATTATGCTCATTTCTCACAAAGAAGAACTGGTCGGTCGTGTAAATAATGTATTGACAGTCGTTAAAGAAGGCGGCTTTACATTGTACAACACCGACACAGAGTATATTGATGCCTAGTCCATGGAAATTTAATAATAAAACAGTAGACACGTTACCAGAAGATTGCGAAGCATTTGTATATCTAATTACAAATAAAGACAATGGCAAGATGTATGTTGGTAAGAAACTTGCTAAATTCAAAACAACCAAGCCTCCCTTAAAAGGAAAAAAGAACAAACGTCGTGGTACTAAAGAAAGCGACTGGAAAACCTATTGGGGTAGTTCAGATCATCTTAATGCAGATGTAGAATTACTAGGCGAAGACACCTTTACCAGAGAAATTTTACATTTTTGCCCTACCAGAGGCATAGCAAGTTACCTAGAAGCAAGGGAACAATTCGAAAGAAAAGTCTTGCTATCAGACGATTATTATAACGGAATCATCAATGTTAGAGTGGGTGGTTCACAAATACTCAAAGAGCACTTCAAGAAGATATAACTATATATTGATTAAGGCACATCAGACGTAAAGTCAAAGCAAGGCACACACAGGACTATACACCGGCCCCAACAGAGGCATTGAATATCTGGCTCCTCGACAATCCGGCAATGGAAACACCCGGTGCGAGAATTGGAGATGTATAGCGGCAAAGATACAAACACACGACAAACAGTATTAAAAGAATGTAGGCAATGAGAAAAAGCAACCTACAAGTTTGTGTAACCAAACTCTACCAGGTTACATAAATTTCCGTGAGACACGAGACGGTAGTGTATGGGGACAGAAGGCTCACTGGTTCCTAATAGCACCCGAGTTAGAGATGGTAATGGTTCACTTGATGAGACCTTTCATTGTTCTCCTTGCTTAAGGAGAATTATGGCTCAAGTTACTTGATAAGTAAAACAAAAGAAAAACTTTCAAACAAAAGAATATGTGAATGAAATGAACATATGAATGTAGTTTGGAAAGACACGAAGTGTCTATTAAAGTGCTTAACTATTGCAATTGAACTAATATAAACTGTTTAACATTATATTGCATTGTTCTATAATAGTATAGAGTTGTTGCTTATGTGTTAGGTATATTAAATGATGATATCAAATACTCTAGACTGTGTTTTGACCTAGTGAACTTCTTATTAAAACGTTGTCTTAGACTCGTAAAAGTTATATAGCATCAAAGCCATGATCACCTTCAACAGTATTACTGCTGAAATCACCACCACCTTTATCGCCGGACTTTAACTTATTGAATTTGTTTAGGGTTTTGACTATTAGTGAACGATCTAGATATCCCATACCCCATGCATCGTTCCATGATATAGAACCCTCAGAGAATATTACTAGTTCTGCAATAGATTCTTCTAGGGCCGTGGATTCGTCTTTTAGCCTCCTTAGGTAACCTGATATATCTTCAGGTTCGGCCTGTGCTAGGAAGCCGTGAAAAAATTTACAGGATCAAAGTTTACCTTTGTTGTGAATGAGTAATAGTCTTCTGCATTCTCTATTCCTATATTTTCAGTGCATTCTGGATTTGGACATTGCAACGCCATTTCTTGTGCAATACCAATTGTGTTAATCTCTGTGATCTTTTCTTCGATTGCTTTACCGACACTACTGTCTACATTATTTAAAAATTCGGCAATTTGTATTTTGTCGTCTACTACAAACTCCCCATCTTCGTTTGTGCCTGAAATATTATTAATACTATCTAAGATTAAATCAAAGTTTAATTCAGCAACCTTAACAAAGTTTTCATTGAACAGTTTAAGTCTTGCATCATCATCTTCAATTTCACCTAAGTTCTGTAAACTTCTAGTGCTTTGAAAGTTTGTTATACCTGCTTTGATTGTGCTGGAATAACTAAATGGTTTAACTAAAATTACTAAACCTGAATGTGCTACTTCGTATTCTTCTTCTAAAACTTGCATAGTTTCAAGTGCTCTTTCAACACTTGCAATACCTCTTGCTTCGCTAGAACACTTATCACATGTTCCAGTAACTTCTAAGTCATCTCCAAATGTAGCACCTTGAATTGCTACTAATAATGTATCTATATCTGCACTTAGCATTTTACTTGCATCTTTTACATTGGGAACACAACTTTTAATTACTTGAACAACTGCTTCACCATTAAGTAATGCATCTGGGTTCTTCATTAAAAGTTCGTCTTTTGCCGTCATGGCAAAAATTGGTAGTTCGCCATTCTCAGGCATTTCTACAACCTCTGCAGAGTAGTATTGTCCTAAACTTGGTAGTTTAGCATATAGTTTTGGCGCTCTATAAAAAGAGGTCAACGGATTGTGTTGTTGTGCCATATTAAAACTCCTTATAATAAATTCGATAAATAGTAATAACTGAACTATCTAACTATGTTTATACTTACTTATTTATCGTAGTTAAAAGATGTTTTAATAAAAAAGAGAACAGTTAATGGCACGAGTAAACGTAACCAATGCAGACGGCGTAGATTTCCAGGTAGACCTACCAGAATTTGCTATGGACTCCACTGCCGGAGATATTGTTAGCATTCTCAAAAATATATATGACAGTTCGCCAACTAAAAAAGACCAAGAAAAAAGTAATGCAGAAAAAGAAGCGGCCGCCAAGAAAGCAGTAGAAACTGCTAAAAATGTAGGTGAAGGAAATAAAGAAGCACTTAAAGAATTAGGCGATGCATTTAACAACTTCAAAAAGCAACAAGACAGTGAACCTGATGCAAAAGCACAAGAAGAATATAATAGAAAAGTTGCAAGAACAAATACATTTTTAGAAAAATCGGCTGATAGGTTGGCTGGATTTGGATTTGGTCTTGTTTCAATAACCAGTCTTATAGCAGTTGGTCTTTTTAATGCTGTAACAAATGCAGGTGAATCACTTAACGAACTTACTAAAGCAGGTGTAGGTTTTGGCGATGCACAAGGCTCGACTATTGATGCCCTAACAGAATTAAGCATGGTAGGTATTGATGCTACACAATTTTTAACAGACTTTAGTAGAGCGGCAGGAGTTTTAGGTGTTAATAGTATTGCTTCTATGTCACGTGAGTTTGATACTTTAAATGCATCAGGCATAAACTTAGGTATGACTCTAGAAGAAAGTGCAGAGCGATATGGTGAAGAATTAGATCAAAGAGCACGATTAGGTATAGTAAATGGTATTCAATCCATGCAGATAATAAAAGAAACTCAGCAAACAATGAGGACACAACAAAAGTATGCTCAGGCATTAGGTATAAGCACTGGTGAACTTAGAACGTTCACAGACGGTCTTATAACTGGTACTAATATATTATCAGGTTCGTTGTTACGATTCAATGCAAGTACACAGTCTGCAATATTTGCCGGTGTTAAAGAATTTGGTACAATAATGGCAGGCTTGGGTGGCGAAGGTGGTAAAGATATTGCAACTGCAATGACAGAAGCCGCGGCCGGGGGTGCATTAGGCTTTAGCAGTAGTTTAGTGGCCATGACCGCAGTATTGCCAAGACTACAAAAAACAACTGTAGCATTATCTACAGCAATGCAAAACGGAACACTTACGCAAGAGCAGTCGCAAAAAATGGCAAGTGAGTTTGCACAAGAATTAGGTAACCTAAGTCAAGGTGAAAGAGAAAGAATATTTGCTATGGAAAGAGCAGGTGTAGAAGGTGCAACTGAAATGGCTAATGCAGTCAGAAACTTTACAGCAAGTGCTAAACGTATTGAAGACTTAAAATTAGATCCTTCAGCAGTACAAAAAGGCACTAATGCATTAAGCAATGTGATTAGTAAAGTAATGGGCATGTTTGAAGCATTGAGATATTCATTCTTAGAAGGAGTTGGCTCAGTAGGTGATTTAGGTAAAGCATTTGAAGAAGCACAAAAAATTATATTTGAGTCCCTAGGGATATCATTTGACAAAGCAGGTGACGGACTTAAAGCATTTGGTAAACAAATAGGTGAGAAATTACCTAAGTATATAGAAAAAGCCGCAGAACTGTTTGCTAGTTTGATAAAAACACTACCTACAATAATAGACGGGTTTATCACAGTATCTAAAGGCGTAATTAGTTTCTTTAGTTTCATGGCCAATAACATTTATCTACTTGGTGGATTAGCGGCGGCTATACTTGCAACTACACTTGCAGTAAAAGCCTTTGGTGCTATTAAGATGTTTGGAGGTTTTGCTGGAGGCTTAGGCAGTAAGGGTCCAGGAGCAGGTGCAGGTGCCCAAAAACAAATTATGGACGGAGCAGGTAGTTCCGGAAAAGCCGCAGGTGGCATGAAAGCATTTGGCGGCGGTTTTGCAATGATGATGAAAGGCATTGTTACAGGACTTAAAATATTAGGTAAAGCGGCCATGAACCCAATGGTATGGGCAGGCTTAGGATTGATCACTGTGGCTGTTATTGCATTGGCAACAGCATTGAGAATTGCGGCACCGGCTATAGAAGCAATGGGTAAAGTAATACTAAATGTAATGCAAGGCGTAGGAGCAGTAATAGAGTCAGTAGGAAAAGGCATAGCGGCGATTGTAACAGCAATAGGCTCAGTGGTTTTAAAAATCTTTGAAGGAATAGGTGCAGTAGTAG